CGGGGCTTGGCTTTATCGGATTTGAAATTGATCCGTTCTATTTCCAGTTGGAAGAAGAACGGTTTTCTGAGCACACAAGTCAAACAAGCCTGTTTCACATGGAGGGAAAGAAAAAATGATTCTTGAAAAACTTCACAGAGCAATCAACAACTTCAACAAGACATTCAACTGGCGGCGCTTCCGCCGCGATGCGCTGCACCTGGGAGAAAGCCTGCTGGTGTTCGGCGTGCTGTATGGCATTTTTTCAACCCTGATCTGGGGTGTCTGCTGGCTGTTCAAAATCAATTACAACCCAGATCTCATTGCCGTTGCATGGGCAGTGCCGGTGTTGCTGGACACTTTGGTCAAAAAGGCTTATGACTGGAACAATGAAGTCCGGGACTGGGATTGAGAGGTGGGAACGACCTATGGATGAAGCAACAAGAATCTCGCTGAAAGACCAGTTCAACAGCCTTTTGGTACGGGCTATTGAGGGTAGGCGCGGCGGTATGGCACTGATGCGGGTGCTGGAAGAACTGGACTTTTACAATTCCCCGGCCAGCGCGAAGCATCACCTGAATGTCCCCGGCGGTCTGGTGCTGCATTCTCTCAATGTGGCAAGAGCTGCCCTGGAATTATGCGACAAGATGCCGCAGTTTGCAAAATGCAATAAGGACGCAGTCTTGACCGCCGCGTTACTCCATGACGTTTGCAAGGCTGGGCAGTACATCAAAAAGCCGGATGGCAGTTACCGTTATGAAGATAGTCACTTGATGGGACACGGTGAAGCATCCGTCAGCATTATCAAAGACTGGATTTTCTTGACCGACACGGAAGCCCTGGCAATCAGGTGGCACATGGGAGCATATAGCGGAGAGCAGGACTGGGGAACGCTCAGCAAAGTATACGACCGCTGCCCGGAAGCCCTGTGCCTGCACATGGCTGACATGATCGCAACGCACATCATGGAGGTAGAAGAGTGAGCAGAGGCACCGCCTACTATGATCTTCCGAATGGTGAGCGAATAGAACTGCCGACAACCATGCCGGATGTTGAGGAAGTGCCGGGACCCCTATGTGATGGAAAATTTGAATTGCCAGAAGCCGTAAAAGAAATGTTCAAGTGGATGGATGAAACATTCGGAACATGGGAAAGCGACTTCAGCAGTTTCAAAATCTGGATGAAATTGCGGAAAAACTTCAATCCACCGGTGCGCTGGGAAGCGATGCAGGACAAGCGTCGAAACCAAAAGCCTTTGGGCCGAAACACCTATTTATATAAAGCAAGGAAGATCAAGAGCTTGGCAAGAAGTACACATACCAGAGTATCCCTGCACAAGGGAAAACAAAAGGGTACTGAAGAACAGTGCAAGCACACATTCAAGATAACCGCAGCCCGGTGCGCGCCTTGCAGTGGTTACAACGTGGAGTGCGAGCACTACGAGAAAAACAGTGCCGCTGATACAAAGCATGGTTCTTCTCGAACGTGAAATAAGCAGCCCTGCACCGCAGAAGCGGGGCTGCTTTTATATGGCGCATGGCGCTTTTTCTAGGCATTGAGCGCTGCAAGCAGGGCCGGACCCTGTATGTGCCGAGTTGAGTTTTCCATGGAAGCCGGTACGGTCAGGAAATCAGCCGGCCGACATAGCGGAATGGTGCTGTACAGCAGCGTCCTCCTTTCCGTTCAAGCCCGGTGAAAGACCGGGCTGCCATTTCCGCGAAAGACGCACCCGCATGGATTTGACGGGAATGGGTGCGCCGCAGCATGAGCGTAGAAATGCCCTGTTCAATCCGCCCAGGAACAAAAGCGGTAGGCCATTGCCGTGGCCGCCCCGTCCGGCGCTCTCTTGCCGGGCGGGTCTGATATGCGGACGCATAGAGGATGCACCTGCTTCTGACAATCCCCCATGAGCAGGAAAGCCGGTTCGATGCCGGCCGTCCGTGCAAAAAGAAATGAGGTCAATATGATTCATCTGGGAGATATAACAAAAATCCACGGTGATGAAATCGAGCCGGTGGACTGCATCACATTTGGAAGCCCATGCCAAGACTTGTCCATTGCCGGACGAAGAGCAGGTCTTGCAGGAGAACGGTCTGGACTGTTCATGGAAGCTGTTCGGATCATAAAGGAAATGAGGTCAAGCACAAATGGATTGTGTCCAACTTTCGCTATTTGGGAGAACGTACCAGGAGCCTTTTCCAGCAACAACGGAGAAGACTTCCGGGCGGTTCTGGAAGAACTTGCCCGCATTGGACAACCAGACGCTGCCATTCCTGGACCTACGAGGGGGGGGCAGATGGAGCAAGGCCGGTGCAATCACTGGAAACGGATGGTCTTTGGCTTGGCGACAGCTGGACAGTCAATATTTCGGAGTGGCCCAGCGCAGAAAGCGTATCGCTCTTATCCTCGACCTTGGAGGTCAACGCGCCGGAGAAATATTATTTGAGCGCACGAGCCTGTCAAGGCATCCTGACCCGCGCATCCCGGCGTGGAAAGAAGTTGCCGGAATTGTTGCAAACCGCCTTGCTGGAAATGGTCGAGTGGTGGGAGCCGGGGGCTTCTGCACGAGTGATGGAAGCATTGGCAGCGGAAGAGCAGAAACGGAGAAGGCAGGAAAAGCTGGCGGCTCTGAACGAGAGGAAAGAACGCCTGGAAGAAATAGCAGTGAAGCAGCTGCGTATTCGCTTAAAATCCGCTCTGGGTGCGCCGGAGGCGGAAAGGGCGCTCTTGTGCAAACAGAAAAAGTCGGGACACTATCGACACTCCAAGACCAAACGCTCTTCCAACTGATTCGAGAACCGACATACTGCATTAGCGGGAATACGGTTGACCGGAAAACAAACCAGAACGGGTCAGGCGTAAGAGAAAACGGATCCTTTACAGTTAACACTGTTGACCGGCACGCGGTGGTATACAGCATTCAAGAAGAAAACCCTGCGCAACCGGTAGTTTTGGAAAGCAATCAGGTTCACGCAACGGTCACGCAGACGGGTATTTGCCCAACATTACCGGCGAGTATGGGCCTTGGCGGCGGGTATGTCCCAATGATTACGGACCATCCAGCAGACAAGCCTGTTGTTTTTGAAAACCATGCGCAGGACGCACGGTACAAGGAAGCCCCCACCTGTTCCCCAACTGTCGTAGCCCGTTGGGGAACAGGTGGGGGAAATACGCCGCTCGTGGCCGTGCCGGGGCAGGTCACAAGCTACGGCATCGGCAATGGACAGGCACACGCCTACGCCAGTAAGGAAAAATCCGGGACGCTGGACACCATGCACGATGCGCAGGCTGTGGCAATCGAATACTCCGGCTGCCTGAATCCATGGGACACCCAGGCACGGCGGGTATATGGAGAAGATGGCACATTCCCAGCACTTCCGTCCAGAGAATCAGCGGGCGGGAACCAGCAGGCAGTGCTTGCCGGGCAAAAAACAAGATGGATCGTTCGCAGGCTGACACCAACAGAGTGTGAACGCCTGCAAGGCTATCCGGACGGATGGACAGACATTGGGGAATGGACGGACACCAAGGGCAAAAAGCACAAACCGGCAGACAGCCCACGCTATAAAGCACTTGGGAATTCCATTGCGTTGCCGCAGTGGTTCTGGATTGCACAGAAAATGAAGCCGTACATGGGCGATGGCGCAAAGTTGGGAAGCCTGTTTGACGGGATTGGCGGCTTCCCACTGGTATGGGAAACTACATACGGCATCGGGACTGCTCGGTGGGCATCGGAGATTGAAGAATTTCCGATTGCCGTTACAAAGAAACGCTTCCCGGAAAGGAAAGAATATGAAAATTGATGTGGGAAAAATCGCTCTGGTGGCGGTCATGATTGCAGGCATACAGACCGGCGTGCTTTATCACCGTATTGATGATCTGGAATGTCAGCGGGATATTTACAAGTCCCGGTATGAGGACTGGGAGGGCGTGTCGAAAGAGATTGCAGAGTACGCCGATACCCTGCGGGATTCTCTGAAAGCACGGGACCGACTGGATGGAAAATTGCTAGTTGAGGATGCTGGCGATTTTCTCTGCACGGCCTACTGCACCGAAAAGCGGGAACATATCTGCGGAACGGGAACAGGAATCACGTCCAGCGGTGCACCGGTAGAAGCTGACGTGACGGTGGCGGCTGACCCGGACGTGTTCCCGTTTGGGACTGTCCTCTATATCGAGGATGTAGGAGTGCGGATCGTTCAGGACAAAGGGGCGGGAATCCAGGGAAAACACTTGGACATAGCCGTTTCTGGAAGTCACGAAGATGCACTGAGCTGGCAAGGCTATGGAACGCACCGGGTCTGGATCATCCAGGAGGCAGCGAAGTGATGTGGGGCAAGCTCCAAACGCACGGAGACAAGAAAAATGACGCAGAAGTTTTGGCTATTGCTGCTGCGGGTGCCCCGTTGGATGTCATGGCTATGTTTTTTGAATCACACATTGAGGAGTTGCCTGACTTGTGCGTTGAAAAACTTGCAGAAGCAGTTGATAAACGCGCCAGCGATACTCCATGTCACCGGGAATCTGAAAACTGGAAAGACCTTGCAGCTTGGGCAAGAATTGAACTTAAAAGGAGAAAAAGCAATGGACGGATTTGTGAAAACACTGGGTGTTCTGATGGTTTTGGCAGCTGTGGCACTGTGGGCGGCACTGATTTTCTTTGTGCCTGCCGCACTGATTAAGTTCCTTTGGCTTTATCTGGTGGCATGATGGACAATGAAACGCTGACACGGATTCTGTCCGCACGATTTATAACGTGTAATGAGCAGGCCCGAAAAGGCAGTAAGGGATGCACGAAAGAGTGCAAACTCTATGAGCTGCAAGAACCGGGTATGACCTGCCGGGACAGCGTCCTTCTCCACGCAGAGGAAGCAAAGAAAATTTTGAAAATAAGGTCGCACAACTCCTGACACAGGCCGCCCGCTGCGGCGGCCTTTTTTGTGAGCATGGGAACAGGCCCGGCCCGGTTCAACTCCGGGATTGCCCAAAACTGAAAGGAGAACACACCGATGCAGAGGTACTACATTTTGCTGAAAGCGACCGGTGCTGGTGGGTGGCCGGGTTGGCTGCCGTACCGGCTGGATGCGGACAGCGCCGAACAGGCTGTTGAAAAAGCCAAGGAGCAGGCCGAGAATCATTACCCGGAGTACGAAAAGTTTGAAGTTCAGGCTATCGAAATTGAAAGGAGAAGCAAATGAAGCTGGCAGCAATCGCAAAGCTCATTAAGGCAGATGGGTACTGTAAACTCTACAAAGTGTTCTATGACGATTGCAGAACCTATGATTTGTACATTGGAACCAAAACGGCAATCTTCCCGCTGACCGGATTTCCGAAGG